GGGCATAGGCCCATCGCCTTTGCGAAGGGATGCTCTGGAACTGCTGAAGGAACAGGGCGCGGTAGAACCTGAAGTACAAATTCAGAACGAAATTGACAGGATTTACAGATGCCCAAAGTGCCATAAAGCATTTTTTTACATGAATCAGAGATATTGTGATTATTGCGGACAGGCGGTGAAATGGGATGGCTGATATTCTGATCAGCATGAACAAAACCACAGACAGGCTGTGGAAGCTCGCGGATGAATGGGAGAAAACGCCAGAGCATTTCGACGGAGTAAATCCTTTCTGCCTTGCTATACATGCAGTCCGGCAAATAACAAACGCTCCGGAATTGCTGAATGAACAGAAGCACGGGCACTGGATCAGGTCGCCCAAGTTCCTTTCAGAAGCTCAATGCTCTGTCTGCAAAGAGACTTATGTCGGAGACTGCCGGACGTTCAATTATTGCCCGTCCTGCGGTGCAAAGATGGCTGAGGTGATTGAATGGATATAATCGGAGAGATCTTGTTTTGCATGCTGCTTGCTGCCCTTGCATTTGCGGCAGGTGACTACGTCGGCAGCATGTACAAAATTGATTCTGACGAGAAGCTGATTCGCGACATGGTGGATCTCATTGAGCGTCAGAGAAAACTTATCGCAGAATTGGAGGCGAAGCAGGATGGATCGTAAAGACCTAATCGAAATGATCCCGGTATATGAGGATCCCGATCGCATAACCTGCTATCATTGCGACTACTGCGGCGCAATCTTCACGCTCAGAGGTAACGAGGTTTATCCAAATTGTCCAGACTGCATGCATAGTGCCGACCGGATCACAAAGGCACGGTTTAACTTGATTAAGTATTTTCGTCTGAAGCGGAGACACGGAAAGGTTCCGAAGAAGCATGAACCTGAGTCGGAATTAATTCCGAGAGTGAGAACAAAAATAGAAAGGTGCTGATACGAATGCAAGTAAAAACAGTTGAGGTGGCCGGAATCTTCACGGCTCTGCACGCCATGCGGAATCCGATGAATTCCTGGGATAAATCTGACTCGCACAATGGCTATGTTGGCCCGAACGACAAGAAACTGGCGAAGCTGCTGATCACGTCCGGCACGGAGCATGCCAAATTCATGCGAGCCATCTATGTGTCGTGCGAGGTCTGGGCACCGATGTACTGGTGGCAGGAAGCGGACACCTATCATTTCACCGTCCGCAACAGCTGCAGCAAGATGCACAAGCTGACGGCTGCAGAATTCACGCTGGACGACTTCGAGCACACCGGCATGAGCGAGACAGGCATGGAGAGTCTGACCTGCATCGTGAATATGCTGAATTCGTACCGGCAGAAGTACCTCGCAACAAAGGACAAACAGGCGTGGAGAGATCTGCTGCTTCTGCTCCCGGACAGCTACATCCAGCGGAGCACCTGGACGACCAATTATGCGACGCTCCGGAACGTTTACTTCCAGCGGCGCAACCACAAACTGCCGGAGTGGCACATGTTCTGTGATTGGATCCGGACACTGCCGGAGAGCTGGATGATCACATGCGAAGGAGTGGATGAAGAAAATGACGCTGAATGAGTATCAGACGCTTGCTGCTCGCACCATTGCGACGGATGACAAGGCAGACATGGAAAGCCATGCAATCTATGGTCTGACGGCTGAGATCGGTGAATTGCTTGATGCCTGTTATGGTGTGGATACTGATCACACAATCAAGGAATGCGGCGATATCTGCTGGATGTGTGCGGAGTTGTGCACAGTGCATGAATGGTTCCTAGGTGATGTGCTCTGTCCAGAACAATGGAAATTCAAGATCGGAACGATATCAAATTGCATGGATATTGCGATCGCCAACGGCCTGCTGAACAGCACCTATCAGAAAGTGCTGCAGGGGCATAAGTGGGATGATGCGATGGTGCGGTTTGCCATTGATGAGATTTTCGCACGAATCAGCGCAATCGCTAACCTTTGGGGCACCGATCTGGATTGTGTCCTGCAAACAAATATTGAGAAACTCAAGGCCAGGTATCCTGACGGCTTCGATCCGGATCGCTCATTACACCGTGCGGATGGTGATGTCTGAAATGCAAAACGCAGCTAAAGCCTACTTAAGTAGGTACCAGAATCTCATGGCGCAGTGCCGATCCTTGCAGCTGTCCATCATTTCTATCCGGGAGAACGCTGAGAACATCACAGTGAGGCTGGACCCGAACAAGGTGCAGTCCAGTGCTAAAATCCACGATCCAATCGCAGAGTCAGCGGCGGCGATCGCGGACATGGAGCGGATGCAGGCTGAGTACTTCAAAGAGGCAAAGGTCGTGCTGGAGGAGATCATGCGCCTGATCAAACGGGTGCCGGACGAACGTCTGCAGAACCTGCTGATCCTGCGATACGTTGACGGATTGACATGGGAAGTGGTCGCGGCTCAGATGAATTATGAGGTGCGTCAGGTACATCGTCTGCACGGGGATGCGCTGGAGCAGGTCAACAAAATCATGTCATAGAATGTCACACTCATCATGAGTATACTGTTAGTGTCGAGGTATGCGGATAGACCTCGAACCGGGTTCGTCTCTCTCCCGGGTTATGTCCGGAGGTCGGCGAGGAACCGGCCTCTGGTCTCTTCCATCTTTTGGGCGGTGATTGGCTCACACCGTCCTATGCATCTGCGTACAGTTGGCGGTGACGATCGCATCGGTGCAAGTCCGATCAGATGCTACGACGCAGGACAGACTGATGGCGGTGTGGGATAGACACACAGGAACCCAGCTGATGTAAAAGGCTGGGTTTTGTTTGTGGTGATTGTTATGGCAGAGCAGTTCGCTCATGACTTCTATGTTTCGTGGGCGTGGATCAAATGTGCACGGGCATACAAGCGATCCGTCAATGGATTGTGTGAACGGTGCAGGAAGGTCGGTCTGATCGTTCCAGGTGAAGAAGTCCACCACAAGATCCGGCTGACACCTGAGAACATTAATGATCCTAAGATTGCACTGAACTGGGACAATCTGGAATGCTTGTGCAAGGCCTGTCACATGGCAGAACACGATGAGAAGCGATGGAGAGCGGACGAGCTGACCGGGCATGTGTCCATATAGCCCCCCTGTCCAAAATCGATTTAAGGGGTGCCCTCAACTCGGGCGGGGGAGGTCGAAAAAACCGGACGAAACGCGTATGAATTTTTTAAGGTGGTGAGGAAATGGCAAAAACCAAGACAAGATACGCTGATCTGCTGGAAATGGCGAAGAGATATGGAGTCGCGGACAATGCTCTCTTCCTCGCAGCTGCAGAACAGTACGCACTCCAGCAGCATGTGATCGAATTGCTGAAGGGTGGCATTGAAGGCAGCGACCTGACGACACAGAAAACATATATTTCTGGTCAGTCGAATGATTATGCGGCTCCGTTGGTCAAAGAACTGCCGAAACACTCCGATGCAGCGAACAGAACTGCGCAGGTGATCCTGGACATCATCGTGAAGTTGGGACGCGAGAAAGAAGCGGATGACAGTGGCTTCGACTGCGACTAATTGGATCTGGACTTATTACCAGCAGATCCAGGACGGTTCGGTCACTGTCGGCAGATGGATCCGGATGTGGTATGAGCATATCGTTCATGGCCTTGAGGATGGTACCTATCACTTCGATCAGAAGCGAGCCAATGAAGTGATCAACTTCATCGAACGGTACACCCACCATCATGAAGGCCCGCTTGCACCTGGTTTAATAAAGCTGGAAGTGTGGCAGAAGGCTTTTCTGTCGGTTGTGTATGGCATCGTCGATGATGCCGGCAAACGGCAGTTTCGTGAGATTGTGCTCCTGATCGGCCGCAAGCAAGGCAAGACAGCTTTGCTCTCTGGCCTCGGCTGCCATCACCTGTTCAAGGATGGCGGCTATGGTGCACGTGTTTATGTGTGCGCCCCCAAGCTGGAGCAGAGCCGCCTGTGCTATGAGGGTATCTACCAGACCATCCGGCAGGAACCGATGATGGACAGGATGACCAAGCGGAGACGGACTGACCTGTACATCGAGAAGAATAATTCTTCCGCACAGCCTCTCGCGTTCTCAGCTAAGAAGTCCGACGGCTTGAACATCAGCATGGCCATCTGTGATGAGTTTGGTGCATGGCAAGGTGAACCTGGCCTGAGGCAGGCAGAGGTGGTCAAGTCCTCACAAGGTGCACGACCAGAGCCGCTTTTGTTCTATATCAGCACGGCCAACTTTGTTGAGGGCGGCTTGTATGATGAGATCCTCAAGCGATCCACGGCAGTACTAAACGGAACCAGTAAAGAAACCAGACTGGCTCCGTTTTTGTATATGATCGATGATCCTGAGAAATGGAACGACATCAACGAACTGAGGAAGTCGCTGCCGAACCTGGGTGTCTCTGTCGGGATCGACTACATGCTGGAAGAGATCGCGGTAGCTGAAGGCTCGCTGAGTAAGAAAAGCGAGTTTCTGACGAAGTACTGCAACATCCAGCAGAGTAGCTCTCTGGCATGGTTCACGGCTCAGGATGTGCGGAAGTGCTTCGGGAATAGCTTCACATTGGAAGACTTCCGGCACTCTTACGGTCTGGGTGGCATTGACTTGTCACAGACGACCGACCTGACAGCTGCCGTGATCGTCGTCCAAAAGGGCGGCGTGAACTACTTCTTCACCCACTTCTTCCTGCCGGCGAACAAGCTGGACGAGGCCACAGCGAGAGACGGCCTGCCATATGCCGTATACGTCCAGCGTGGCCTGATGAGCCTCTCAGGTGAGAATTTCGTGGACTATCACGACGTGCATCGGTGGTTTGATGATCTCCGGCGCAAGTATGAGATTGTCGCACTCAAGGTCGGTTATGACCGATACAGTGCACAGTATCTGGTTGATGAAATGAAGACCAACGGCTACCAGATGAGCGACGTGTATCAGGGGCCGAACCTCACCGGCGTACTTAATGACATCGAGGGTCTGGTCAAGGATGGCAAGCTGCAGTGCGCGGACGACAATGACCTCATGAAGGTGCACATGATGGACTGTGCTCTGAAGCTTGAGACGAACAGCAACCGGAAACAGCTCGTCAAAATCAATGCCAACCGTCACATCGACGGCATGGCGGCTCTGACCGATGCAATGTGCATGTATCACAACCATTGGGAAGAGCTGCAGAATCTATTAGTAAATGCGAGGTGAAAAGCATGGGCCTTTTTGATTTCGTATTCGGACGGCGACCGAAGCAAACGCCAACTGAGGGCAGATATGAGGCCTTCACGGCATATTCGCCTCGCTTTACCAGCTGGGGCGGCAGGATCTATGAGAACGAGCTGGTGAGAGCTGCAGTGGATGCCAAAGCACGGCATATCGGAAAACTCCGGTTTGATATGTACGGCTCCGCACACGAAAAACTGCGGACGATCATCCGATCTGCTCCGAATCCGATGCAGACATGGCCGCAGTTCCTGGAACGGTGCTCGAACATCTACGATGTGCAGAACAACCTGTTCATCGTTCCGATCCTTGACGGGCCGTATCGGGAGATCACGGGATTCTGGCCGGTTGTGCCGTCTTCCTGCGAAATTGTGCAGCGTGAAGGTGACGACCTGCCGTATCTGAAATTTCAGTTTACCGGCGGCCGGGTGCAGAGTCTTCCGATCAATCGCGTGGCCGTAATCGCACGGCATCAGCTGCAGGATGACTTCTTTGGAGAGCGGAACGAGAGTGCGCTGGCCAGCACAATGGAACTGGTCAACATGATCAATCAGGGCATTGAAGAAGGCGTGAAAAACTCAGCGACATTCCGCTTTATGGCTCAGACCACGCAGTACCTCTTCGACGAAGATCTCGCCAAAGAGCGAAAGCGGTTTGATAAGCTGAATTTCCAGGGCGGCTCCGGCGGTCTGCTTCTGTTCAATAACAATGTCCAGAACGTCCAGCAGATTAAGTCGGACGGATACAAGGTGGATCCGGAACAGCTGAAGCTGATCCGCGAGAACGTATACAGTTATTTCGGTGTCAATGAGAACATCCTGCAGAACAAGGCGCAGGGTGATGATCTTGATGCCTTTTTCAATGGCTGCATTGAACCGTTCGCCATTAAGCTGTCCGATGCTCTGACAAAGCTGGTATATACGCAGACGGAGCGGAACAACGGGAACAAGATCACGTTCACTGCGAACCGTCTGCAGTACATGAATGTATCCGCAAAGGTCGCCATGGCTACTCAGCTGGGTGATCGCGGATGCCTCACAATCGATGAGATTCGTGAGCTGTTCAACTATGACGCACTCCCGGACGGTGCAGGTCAGTATGCACCGATTCGCGGAGAGTACAAAAATGTGAAAGATGAGAATAACGGAGGTGATGACGATGCCCAGTCTGGAGCGCGAGTACCGGATGATGCCGGTAATGGAGATCAGGCAGGATCCTCAGAGTGACGAGAAGATCGTCGAGGGCTATGCCAGTACCTTCGAGCCGTATGTGCTGTTTACTGATCCTGACAGCGGCACGGAGTACAAAGAACAGATCGACCGCCATGCTTTTGATGATGTGGATCAGTCGGATGTTCTTTTTCTTTACAACCATGAAGGCCAGGTTATGGCTCGGAACCGTACAGGCACGCTGCAGCTGTCCGTGGATGATCACGGTCTGAAGGTTGTGGCTGATCTCAGCAAGAGCGCACGCGCTCGTGAGATGTACGAAGAGATCCAGAACGGCCTCGTGGATCAGATGTCCTTCGCCTTTACGGTGGAAGAGGACAAATACAGTAGAGACACGCACACACGCACAATCCTGCGGATGCGGAAACTCTACGATGTGAGTGCGGTATCTATGCCGGCCAATCCCGGCACAGCTATACAGGCCCGGTCGGCATCCTGGCTCGACGGAGCGATTGAGCAGGATCGGGCAGAGCGAGCGGAGCGACTCGCTGCCGAAGAACGCGAAAAGAGGATTGAGGCACTGCAGGCTGCAATCCGGAAAGCGAGGGAAACTAAATGACACTTGAACAGATTAAGGTTGCAAGCGCGGATGAACTCCAGGCGCGGCTTGCTGATCTCGACCTGGAAGAGCATCCCGAAAAGCGTGCTGCTCTGACTGATGAAGAGATCGCCAGTATCGCCGAAGAAGTTCCTGCTATTGAGGCACGCCTTGCAGAACTCAGAGAACAGGCCGAAGCTGAAAAGCGCGCCTGTGAAGATGCCGCCAATAACGGCAAGACTACCAGAACCTTTGAGGAGGACAAGAAAATGGAAAGAAATTTTGCCATCGACTCTGTCGAATATCGTGATGCGTACCTGAAAAACCTGATGGGCAAGGAACTGGACGCTGAAGAGCGTGCTGCCCTGACTCAGGCCGGTGCTGTTATCCCGACCGAAATGCAGAACAAGATCTGGGATAAGCTGCGCGAGAATCCCCTGATTGCTGAAATCGACTTCCTGCATGTTCCCGGCTATGTGGATCTGCCTCGTGCTAACACCGTCAATGATGCCGCATGGGTCGCCATGGGCACCGCTGCCACTGACTCCGAGGATGTCGTGAACAAGGTATCCCTCGGCGCAAAGAAGCTGATCAAGACCATCGAGATTACTGCTGACATCCAGGCCATGAGCATTCCTGCATTCCAGACATGGCTGACCAATAAGCTGGTCGAAAAGATGGAAGCTGCGATCTGCGCTGCCGTGATCAATGGTGCCGGCTCTGCCACTGTGCCTCAGGGTGTCATGGCTGCTGCTGCCGGTGCTACTGCAGTCACTAAGGCGTTCACTCTGGCCGGCCTGTCTGCCGCTATGGGGTCTCTCCCTGCAGCCTATCATAAGAACGCAATCTGGGTCATGGATACCGCTACCTTCTACACCGTGATCGTTCCTCTGGCTGCAGATTCCAATGGCGTGCTGGTTATGAATGGTCTTGAAAAGCGTCTCCTGGGCCACAAGGTTGTCCTGGATGATGCTGTGAATGGCAAGGCCATCTTCGGCGACTTCTACAATGGCTACGCCTTCAACTTCGGTCAGGACATCCAGATCGCGGCTGACACTTCCGTTGGCTTCCGTGCCGGCAGCACTGTCTACCGTGCTATGGCTCTCTGTGACGGCGCAGTTGTCCAGGGTGAGGCCTTCGTGGTTGTGACCAAGGCTGCCTAAGAGGTGATACAGGATGAAGCTGAAAGTGATATGTGAGTATTTCGACCTCGAGCAGGAAGAAATAAAGCATCCGGGCGACATCCTGACTGTCTCCGATGAGCGTGGTTCGGTGCTGGTTGCTGCCAATGTGGTAACGATCATCACCGAACCTGCCGCTCCGGCAAAGAAGCCTGCAAAGCGGACTGCAAAGAAATGATCCGGAGGTAAGTTATGCTTGAAGCAGCAAAACTGATGCTTGGTATTTCTACCAATGCATACAATACCAGGATCACTTCTTTGCTGAAGGCCGGAGCAAGAGATCTGATGTCTGTCGGCGTGGTTATTGCCGGAGACGTGATCGACGGCAGCATAACGGACGACTATGTCAAGGAAGCGATCCTGACGTATGTGGCTTGTCATTTCGGCAATCCACCCAACTACCAGCAGCTGTCTGATTCTTACGACTATCAGAAAAAGAAGCTGGCCAACACCACCGGATACACTGAGTGGGGTGATGAGTAATGCCCATTGCTGATGTATGCTATCTCATCACAGATTCACCCAGAGCGCACGGCGTACATGAGCGTGTGGAATCATCCAGTCGCATGGTGTACTGCACGGTGCAGAGTGTGAGCCGGTCGGAATATTATCAGGCATCCAATATCGGTCTGCAGCCGAACTACGTGCTGAAACTTTCCAACTATCGCGATTATGAGGATGAGATGAAACTGATCTTCCGTGATAAGGTCTACCGCATCATTCGGACGTACATCACGCCCGATTGGGGCATTGAACTGACAATTCAGAGGAGTGATATCAATGGATGAACTGACAGCTATTGATGAACTGATCACGGCTCTGAATGCCAGTGGAGTGGAGTTTCAGCGTGATACGTGGTTTGACGTAAATGGTTCGCTGGACAATGTGGATTACGGCGTTGTAGAGCTTACGGGCGCACCTGTGATGCTCTGGGGCGACGATAAACTAATTGAGCAGAACATCCAGGGCAATGTGATCCTGTATGTTCGCGACGGCGAGGACTCAAAAGCTAAAGCCGTGCAGGATATCCTCAAAGAGCAGTCCGTCAGTTTTCGTCTGACTGGCACAGAGTATCTGACGGATATGAACATGAACCGCTGGATCTGGCAGTTCGGCATGGATCAGTATCTGAATGGCACGGCTGACGACTGATGGCCTGAGAGAGGCAGAGCAAGAACTGCAAAAACTTGCTCGTGACCTCAGAGGACGGTGCATGCGTGACATGCTGAATGCCGGCGCGGATGTGCTGGTTGACGCATGGAAAGCATCCATACAGGCAAAGCGGCATGTCAGGACGCACGCCATGTATGACAATGTGGGTAAGACCGACATCCACATCGATACGGATGGAATGAGCATTGAGGTCTATCCACAAGGCACCGACTCTCACAGAATCACCAATGCTCAGAAGGCATTTATCCTCAATTCCGGCAGACAGCCGAACAAGCGAGGAAAAAAAGGAATTAAAGGGGATCACTTTGTCACAGATGCTGAAAACGCCGCACGCGATAAGGTCACAGCGGCCATGCAGGCAGTGCTGGACAGGTATGTCTCCGGAAAGGATTAATCTATGGCAACGATTGGAATCAAATATCTCGCGGTCGCGCCGCTGACCACTGAAACCGATGGCAGCCTGCCGACCTATGGCGCAGGCCGGAAGATCGGACATCTGATGTCCGCCAACCTCACCTGGAACCGCGGCAGCGCTGCTCTGCACGGCGACAATGTCGAGGTCGAGCACGACAACACGATCACGTCCGGTGACATGACGGTCGGCACGACTTATATCGACATCGATGGCCGCAAAATGGTTCTCGGTGAGACGGAATTCGGCACACCTGCAAGCGGCGCGCCTCAGGAGTACGCCACTGGCGACGATCCGTCCCCGTACCTGGGCACCGGCTTTGTCGAGAAGGACTCCGGCGACGGCCACCCGGTATATATTGCCTGGTGGTACTGGAAAACCCAGTACAGCATGAACGAAAACAAGACGACGCGCGGCGAGAGCACCGAGTATCAGGCACCTGAACTCGACTGCCACATTCTGGCCGTCCGTCCGTTGGCCGACCTGAAAAACAAATTCCGTGTTTTTGCGGAGTTTGACGATGAGGCCGACGCAATTGCGTGGGTCAAGGCCAAGGCCGGCATTCAGTAAGATCAATACGGAGAGGTGGGAATAATCCTGCCTCTCCTGTTTTAGGAAAGAGGGACATTAAATGACTACTATCACGATCAAAGGCAAGAAATACACTCTGCGCTATGATATGAGCGTTGCGGAATGGCTGGAAGACAAATACGGGGACGCAAGAGAGGCGTTCAGCAAGATGCACGGCACCAAGGAAAGCAAGAAGGTTATCAGTGATATCTTCTGCTGCATGGCGACGGCTGCGAATGATTATCTTGGCATCCCTGAGATCGTTTCGGATGTGGAGCTGTTCGATAGGCACACCTCTCCCGGCAGAGTGGCCGTAATCATGCGTGCAATCATTGCTGCATTCAACGACGGCAACAAGATGCAGTCTGCGGACGAGGAAGATGCAGAAGTCCGTGACGACTATCTCAAGGAACTCAAAGAGGAAGAAAAGAAAAAAAACTGAAAGACGGGAAGCTGTTGACGACCAGAGAGATCTATAGCAAGGGACTGATTGCTGGACTCTCGTATAGTGAGATGCGTCACATGCTTCCCGGGTTCATCATGGACTGTTTCATGTGGCGCAGTAAGTATGATATTGCACTTGCCGCACCTAGATTAGCCGGAAAACTTTTTGGAGGAGCGTGAGGAAATGGCTGATATGAAAAGTCGTCTGCAGCTGGACGGTGAGCAGGAATACAAAAAAGCCCTGGAAGATGCTTATCGCAGTCTGCGCGTCCTGCGCTCTGAGCTGAAAGCTGAGACGGCTGAGCTGGGTAAAAACGCCACAGCTCAGGACAAGGCGAGCAAGAAGAGTGCAAGCCTCAAAAAGCAGATTGAACAGCAGCAGAAAATCGTCGACACTCTGAAGAAGGCACTGGCTGATTCCAAAAAAGAGTACGCTGACAATCAGGAAGTCCAGGACAAATGGGCTGAGAAACTGAATAAGGCCAGAGAGCAGCTCGCACGGATGCAGAACCAGATGCAGGATTCTCAGGATGTCCTGCACAAATTTGGTGATGCCATGCGCGATGTGTCGGACGGATCCGGCGAGGCCATGCAGAATGTCGTGAGCTTTAACGACTGTCTGAAGTCGATCGGCGATGTGGTCGGCGGCGTTGGCAACACGATTGAGAGCATTTTCTCTGCATCTGTGGACACCATGAAGGCCATGGTTGATGAGATGTTCGCTCTCATGGGTCAGGCATGGGCGGCTGCCGGCGACTGGAAACAGATTCAGACGATGTGGGGTGGCAATCTTACCGACATCGAGCGCGTGATGTCTGGTGCCCAGCTGCAGGGCGTTGACACCGGAGAGATCACCGGTGGTATCCAGAAGTTGGTCGCCAATGTTCACAGCAAGAACAAAGAGACCATGAAGGCTCTCAAAAAGCTGGGGCTGAAAGAATCCGGCTATGACAGCCACTGGGATTTCTTTGAGGCTGTCATGAAAGAGCTAGCAGGCAGACAAGGCAAAGAGCGTGATCTGCTTGCGGCTCAGCTTTTTGGAGACAAAAAGGGTGCCGGCATGGTTGATGTCGCAGACAACTGGGCAGGCATCAATCAGAAATATTTTGAAAACGTTAAGGGCACCGGCATGGAGCTGTCCTCACCTGAGATCGATGCTCTGGATGAAGTAGCTCACAAGATCACAGAAATTCAGGGCATGTGGCAGCAGATCCGGATGAATATCGGCGCAAAACTCAGTGAGATCCTCAATATGGATCAGCTGGGCGAGGATACAATGAACATCCTCCGTGATGTGGCAAAGATCCTCAACAGCGACGATAAAGCGGAGATCGTGCTCACCATGGAAGAGCACCTCAATAAACTGATCGAAGATATCAGCAAGTCCATGACGGATCTGTCCGATTTTGTGAGTCAGCTTGCGACGGCTCTGCAGACATCCACCAATCCCGTACTGCAGAGCATCGGCAATCTGCTGGCCAGTCTCAGTGGCGTGTTGAAGTGGGTTTCCGACAATTCCGACAGCATTATCGAGGCTCTGAATAAGCTGCTGCCGTGGATGCTGCGGAATAAGGTTCTGGAGGCGACCACTGGCGAAGGTTTTGGCGGCTGGGCTAATACACTGACCCAGTTTGGCCTCGGCATGGCTCAGATCAAACTGCTGGGAGCCGCTCTGGGAACGAGTGCAAAGACTGCTATCGGTGCAACGTCCATCGGTGCCGCGATTGGTACGGCTCTGATCCAGACGGTGCCGTGGCTTGCTGGACTGCTGACACTGATCACACCCAGCACAGCTGCAAGCGATACACTGACAGAGGCGCAGATCAAACAGCAGGAAGCGGCCAACGAAAAAGCTCACGAGGCTGGCATGCAGAATGCATGGGAATATGCGAAGGCGATGGCAGCGGCTGCCAAAGAGGGCATGAGTCTGCAGGAATATCTGAAGGACACCACAAATGCCGCTCTGGCTGCCGGCGAGGGAATGCCATACACTCCATACGATCCCAATCCTAAGCAGCCCAGCCCAGTGCCTGCCGGGTTCACTTCTGATCAGATCCAGGCGGCGCAGGATTACTGGGACGCAATGCGGACGCATACCAATAATGAAGACGACTGGAAAAACCTGCAGGACGCGTTTGAGGGGAATACGACACTGCTCAACACACTGCTGACCAAGATCGTGGAGCAGTACCGCACCAATCCGGAACTGGAATTCCTGCCTGCGTCCGTATTCCAGCAGATCATGAGCAATAAGGAAAAGAACGTTGAACTGAAGACTCAGAACACCATCAACATCGATGTAAACATCGACGGCCAAACGGTGCAGAGGCAGGTATCACAGGCCATGACTGGCTCCCTGATGCGGCTCACAATGTTATAAGGAGGTGTCCACATGAGAACAAAACTGTCCGTAAGTTTGAATAATAAGGCACTGTACAATGTGGATAGCTCCATCATCATTCAAGGCATCGACGAACAGATGGTCAATCTGAATCCTACTGCTGCGAGTCGTGCAGGGCTGAATGGTCAGCGGTATATCAGTACTGAAAAACGGTACCGGGATGTCGTTGTGTCGTTTGCGATCAATGAGCGGAGCTACACTAAACGTCGCGAGGTTTTCGGAAAGGTCTGTAAATGGGCGCGAGATGGCGGTAAGCTTTGGGTCGGATATCGCGACACAATGACAGCACTATATGTCGTCTGCACGGCACTGCCGGCACTGGGGAACGTGGCACAGTGGACAAATCCGCTGCAGATGACGTTCCGGGCATATGACATTCCGGAATGGATCGAAGTCCTCGCTGTGCAGCAGAATGGCGCAACGTCGACTGCCAACACATTCCTGTGCAACAATCCTGGAGAAATGCCGACAAAACTGGAACTTGAGTTTTCCAACACTTCCGGCTCGACTTGTAATACCGTGACCGTCACCTCTGAGGGTCAGAAAATCAGACTGACCTCACTTGGACTGGCCAGCGGTGAAACGCTTTACATCTCTTACGATACTCGTGATATCCAGTCGATCAAAATCAAAAACGGCAGTGGCGTATATCGTTCCGTACTGGCCAAGCGCACGGTGGACAGTGTGGATGACATCTGGATGCCTCCGGGAGACACCTATGTCACAGCACAGAGTGATGTGGCACTGAAATATATGTACTTTGTGCGAGGGAGGTATGATTGATGATTCTCCCCGTTAAACTGTCCGGCCATACCATGACTCCCGCCGGACATATCCATCCGATCAGCATGTCGCAGTCGTGGCGGACGGACGGACTCAGCTCATGCACGATCACGATCATGATTGACGATGAGATCCAGCTTGCCCTGGGTGACTGGGTGCTGATCACCTCTCCGCATGGCCACATGAGCGGCGTGTTTTACGTCAAAAACATTAAAACCAACTATGTCACCCAGCAGATCACGATCACCCTGGAGCACACATTCGGGCTGCTGCAGGAGGTCGTCGCGTTTGGCGAGATCACACCGGAGACCATCGGCGGCACCGGAGTCACCACGACCAACATCAACACGGCCATCAATTACATGCTGGATTTCCAGACTGAGCGGCTCTGGAATCTGCACCAGAACGATTATCCGGACATCAGCCAGGGTTGGAAATTCACACACCAGGATGTGTACTCCGCACTGGAGACAATCAAAGACAATGTGCCGGACTGCCAGTGGGAATTCGATCAGACCAGCCTGCCGTGGAAGGTGTCGCTGAAAGCATTTCCGACGACGGCGATCATGGAGATGAGGATGAGCCGGAACATCGAATCCATGTCGGTGACTCTGGATCGCTCCCAGATGTACACCCGAGTGTATCCCACCGGCAAAAAGAATCTGCACATCGACAGCGTGAATGGCGGCTCATCCTATCTGGAGAAAAACACAGCCCAGTGGGGTGTGATCTCTCAGGTGCTGACGGATAGCACGATCGACAGTGCAGCACTGTTGAAAAACTGGGCACAGACCAACCTGGATAAACACAGCGTCCCGTCCGTCTCCGTCTCGATCGGCGGCATTGAACTGAGCGAGGCCACCGGCGAGCCGCTGGATGCGCTGCAGATCGGCAGGCTCTGCCGGATTCCTCTTCCTGAGTACGGCATGACTGTGACGGAGCGGATCGTCGAGCTGTCGTGGAGTAACTGCATCGTGTCCGAGGATCAGGTGCAGGTAACTCTGGCCGACGAACTGAAAACAATCCAGGGCGTGCTCTACCAGCTCACAAAGTCCGGGCATCACGGAAAGAAAGCCAACACGTCGAAAGACTGTGACCTGGAAGAGCATGAGGAAAAAATCGAAGAGTTTGACAACGCGGATATCTGGGTCAACAGGGATAGCGTCTGGGCAGTTTGCGGACAGTACAACGTGATCACGGACAGCGACGGCAATGTGCACTTACAGATCAAAGACGGCGGCTTTCTGGAGGTCCAGCGCGACGGTGTGTATGAAACCGTGGGCACATCTCAGGCCATTGCGGAAGTCAACAACGTCGTCACCAACACCATTTTGGGATCCGCGCTCTGGACGCAGCGGAACAACATCACCGGTGTTGTCGGCGAGTTTCAGGTGGTTGAGGAAACGGATCCGGATACCGGGCAAACCGTCAGACATCTCAAAGTCATCTCCGGCGGCGGCATGACGATCCAGCGCAACCAGACCGAGTTTGGTCTCTGGGATAAGGGAAACCTGGACGGCGGCGTGATGGTGAACCGAATCAATGACGATGATGTCGAAGTCCAGATCAAAGCTGCCAGAGTTAACCTGGGCGCATACGCTACGGTCGGCCAGCTCAATGCAGTATCCGCGGAAATCCAGAACCTCACCGGCGGAACGATTGTTGAGAATTATGTCGGCGCTAAGTTGGTTACAGGCACCACCGTCACCGCAAACAAAACATTCACACACGACGGCGACACGATCTATAAACGCGCCATGCGTTGGACTGCCGGCGGCGATGTGATCGCCACTGTGCACGCACTTGGAGACACAAGCAGCATCATCCTGAATCACTCACACGCGCTCACCGTGGACTCATCCGGTGTGGTCACTGTCGGAGACGCTCAGACGGCAAGTGGAACTTTTAATATAGCCGATACCGCATTTCATAAGGCCCGAGTGGCATCGGCGTGGAACTCCGGGGGTGCTACTGCATACGCTGATCAAAGCAGCCAGTACGCTCCATATGGCGGGTCTGTCGTTATTAAGATTAAATATAAAGACCATGACGGCAAAGAGCAGGACACAGGCAGAAGCGTGACCATCTGGAACACAAGCTGTAGCCATACTTTCAAAGAACAGACTTTTAGTTCTAACGGAACTTATTACGCGTCCTCCACCGGCTACAGTGGATATAGCAAGGTTGTCGTTTCGGTCCGAACAACAAAACACAGTAAATGCGCTGACTCATTGACCAAATCTGGAACGCACGCTCTGATGTATGTCCCGGATTCCAGCGGCATCACTATCACAACGAAAGTCAAAAACATCAGCAACGCGAGTCGCGTGTGGTACTATCGCGGAACTGATCAAGATTTGTTCACAGCATATACTTAAGTAGGAGTGAAAGTATGAAAAATGTATCTGTTGTCCTCGCTTATCAGGCACTTGAACGGCTCAAGGAACAGCCCATGAATCTGCAGAGCAGCTATCAGCTCCTCAAGCTGATGCAGAAACTGCATGAGGGATATGCACTTTACAGTGCCGCGGAGAAAAAGCTGATCGAGGACATGGGCTTGATCGAAAAGGTGCAGGACGGCCGCATTGTTTTTGGATCCGGCCCTGAAGCCGTCGAAGCGGCGAAAAAATACACGGCCGAGCACGATCAGCTGGACAACATGGAGAGCGAGATTCAGCTGGACCATAAGATCAGGATCACCGATACGGTCAATATTAAGATCAACATGAAGGATCTGTGCGCCCTGGAAGAACTCGTTGATTTTGAGGGACTGGAGGATGGACCACATGAGGGTTGTTCTTGCTGACGGCACAGTCATCAACGACTGTACCATTGGGATCACTGCGAGCGGCATCTGGGTCAATGCCAGAGGGATGGACATTGTGCGAGCGGCACAGCTGTTCAGCGATCCTGCGCGGACTCAGACCATGCGGTTTGAATACGGAGACATGTATGACGAGGTGAAAGATTTTACACAGGTCTCCGTTTTCAATTGCGATGATCCGCAGGTTATCAGAATCAGATTGGTGGGCGGCACCGTAACAGGTACCGGCTGCCAGATCGAAAACTAACACGGAAAGGAAGATGCACATGGCACGAATCATTTCCCAGAGTTTCCCTTTGACTCTTGAAGGCAAAGCAGTCGATGGCGCATACGTTATCTGCGCAGCTGGGCGCAGCACCGAAACAAAGCCCACCGGCAGCACGATCGCCACCGGCAGCACGTTCATCGAAGTGGACACAGGACATGTCTATTTTTACGACGAAGTGTCTCAGACCTGGACGAAAGTGGGTGGCAATTGATGGATGATGGAATCAACATGGGTCTGTTGATCGGCATTTTGTCTGGCATGCTTCCTGAAGTCGATCCGTCTGATATTGAGTCATATGTCAATGCGTGGTTGACTGCACATCCAGAAGCAACCACAACTGTGCAAGATGGAAGCATCACTCTTGCAAAATTGGCATCTGATCTGGCTGCGAAAATCAACAGCATTAGTTCACTTTCTGACGAGATTGTGCAATTGCAGAACGGACTTTTCGATACAAATAATAAATTCCCGAAAACTGTGTTAACCGGGGCAAGCATCCAATGTGGCACAGATGAAATTGCAAATGTCATTCTTAATGGTGCGACAAGTAGCATCTATGACGGAATGATTGTTGTTGATGGTAATGCGGTAAGAATAACTGGACTTAATGGGCAGTCCGGAGATTACAATGCATTTATGCTTTATATATCAAACAAAGCCAACGGTGCTATAAATTTTGCAGGTGATTGGTTGCCCACTGGGAGTGCTATTCTTGCCGAAAAACTCACTGGCAGAGCTAACAGTAATGTGATTGAAATTTTACTGTTAAATTCCAGATGCGCTTATACACTCGACGCCGTCAATGCTTATTTTGCAGAGCATCCTCTGACAATCTGGTATCAAACGACAAATAGTGGGACAGCGTTTTATCAAGTCGTAACCTCCACATATGGCGCAAACAGTGTATTCCGTATCGGCACAGCAGAACCTATAGCAAATCTGGCTGTCGGTGATTATATTGATTTTGGAGCAAAAAAAATTGTGCGCTCCGGGAATGCATCGGATATTGCCATTGTTAACGACATCAGCAATATCCCCACGAATGCTGTTGTCAGTGGAGAGGCATCTGTTACAATTTCATTCTATCAAAATCTTGAAGATACGTTAGCTAAAAAAGTGGACATTGATGGACTTAACGAGATTAACCCACGAAACACCACGTTTTTTGATGGCGTGAACTATTTTGATATCAACAAAACTATTCTGATGAATAATCGATTTGTTGATTCTACGGGCAAAATCACCAGTGCTTCAAACATAACATCTATCGTATTTCCCGTAAAGCCAAACACGACATACTGGTTTTTCGCTCCCGGAATGAATAGGGCGTATATTGTAGAGAATGAAACCAGTGTTTTTGATGTCAATGCAACGTATAACGTGCTGAATAATACTTCAGAAACGCATCCTGTGCAGTTCACAACGGGGAGCAATGCGCACTATGTATTTTTCTATATGGCAAATTACGTATATGATTTCACGCAAAACTCCCCGGTGCTTAATGAGGACTGGTATAACGGAGATAATAACCCGTATTTGCCGTCTAAATATCTGCCGGAGTATCTGAAAAACAATCTGGATGATACTCAGCTTCTGATTTTTGGTGATTCGATAACCGATACATGCGCATTTACAATTAATGCACAAAATCAGACAACGGCTGTTGTCTGGAAGAATCCGTCAAACAGTTACACAGATGCAGGTGGTAACGCTGTTACATATTCGATGTGGCCTAAGATTCTGAAGGAATCACAAGAATTTGCAGAGGTTAGAAACTATGCGCTGTCTGGGGCAAGCTACAAGTCATCAACCCGTGAAACAGGCAATGAACGACAGAATCTGCAATATCAGATTGATGTGGCTTTGAATGACAGAACAAATCCGAATAATGTTTTTGCTGTCTCTGATTTTGTGCCAGATATCGTGATTTTTGCACTGGGTACAAACGACGGTGCACCAAATGATACACCAGACGATGCAATGGCTAAAACAGTATATAAAACAGATGGTGTATCAATTGATGTGGACGCAACACTGTCTGCACTGGATGACACAAAATTCTGTGAATCAGCACGGAAAGCGTTCCTGCGAATCAAACAGGCGTTTCCACTTGCACAGATTTTCTGTGTATTGCCAATCCAGAGAGCAAACAATGACATCAATTTTGGAAATCTGCATGCATACCTTAAAACAATGGCAGAACGATATGGAGCGATTGTTATTGATGGTACTGCCGAAAGTGGTATAACCCGGGACTTTAACAATTGGAATGGTCTTGGAACGTATCTCAAAGATGGACTGCATCCTAACGAAAAAGGACAGAATCTGATGGCACGGCTTATCCTGTCAAAGCTGAAGGCAAATTATATCCCTTTTGGAATTGGATTTAATTGAGTTTCTGAAAAGATTGTTAAACACTATAACGACGTAACCATTTAACCAGATCATACAAAAAGGGAGGATTTATTCCTCCCTTTTCTCTTCATTGATTCTGATCCAGCCAGGCTCTGAGTGCTCTCTGAATAATCCAGGAAACAGAGCGATCCTCTCGCGCGGCATACTCTCTTAGCTGCTGATCCAGCTCCGGAGGCAATGTGATATTGATCCGGATGCTTTTGGTTCCTTCTGGTTTTGCTGATCTCGGCATTTTGCTTTCCTCCTTTCAGTGTGTTGAGGTATTGTATCATACTCAGAAATATGTTACAATACACACCGATACACACTGTATCGGAAGGGAGCGAAAACAATGAATGAGTATGAAATGCTGAAGAATTCCTTTGTGGCCATGCTTGCAGAGAACGCACCAGGTCTCACGGTGGAACAGATGCAGGAGATTGTTTCCTGCCTGGACGTGTGTGCAGCTCCATATGAGATCAAGCAGGCCGAACTGGCACTCACCGTGCCTGCCGGCGAAGTGCCTGAACTAATCAAAATGTACATCGCAACCAAGACGGTTGAAGGTCAGTCAAAGGACAGTCTGAACAATCGGCTGTGCCATCTTAAAGCTTTCTGCAGGTATGTCAAGAAACCGCTGGACAAGGTCGACCCTCAGGATATCCGTGTTTTTCTTTACCAGTACCAGCAGGATCGAGGCATCTGCAGCGCATCTCTGGATAAGCTCCGGAGCGAGGTCTGCTCGCTCTTCCATTGGCTCGCCGCTGAGGGATACATTCCGAAGGATCCGGCAATCACGATCAAGCCGATCAAGTGCGAAAAGAAACAGCGTGAATCTCTGAGCCAGATCGAGCTGGAGTATATCCGGAAAGCATGCCAGACGATCAGGGAAAAGGCCATGATCGAATTCATGTATTCTACCGGATGCCGCGTGAGTGAGATGTGCATTGTAAAACTGTCCGACATTGATTTCTTTAATGATGAGGTTCACCTATTTGGTAAAGGTCGGAAACACCGCACATCCTATCTCAATGCAAAAGCACATGTGGCTCTGGAGGAATATCTGAAAGTTCGCCAGGGAAACTCTGATTATCTGTTCGTTAGCGACCGCCGGCCTCATGGGCGGTTAGGCAAAGCGGGCATTGAGTCCATCGTGCGGGATATCCGGGAGCGTGCTGGAATCACGAAGGCGGTGACACCGCACATCCTCAGGCACACTACTGCCACTCAGGCCGTCAGGCACGGAATGCCGATCGAAGAGGTGCAGAAGCTGCTCGGCCATGAGAACGTAGCAACGACCATGATCTATGTGGAAACGGCTCAGGACGATGTGCGCTCTGGCCATGCAAAAGCTGTTGTGTAAAGGAGTTGATTGGATGCATCTCGTTTTTATCATTCTGGGGATTATTATTTTCGGTTTGATTATGACGATCATCGGAGTTGCGGCAATCAATATGTACGACAATGAGATCCTCCGCAAGCAGCATCCTCCGGATCCGCGCCACCGGCAGTGGCCTCAGGACGGTGATGATCCTTGATCGATGCAAAACAGTTTGCACAGGTCGGATATAAATATCTGGGTACGCCTTACAAGCAGATGGATTGCCAGGCTTTTGTTGAAAAATGCCTGGCTGACTGCGGCCTGAAAATAGACCTGAAGGGATCAAATGCCTGGTTTAGAAAAATGGACTGGGTGGGCACTCCGGAGGAATGCAAAAAGACTTTCGGCAGCATCCCTGACGGTGCTTTCCTCTTTATCTGGAATGACAAGGGCGGAGAAGTGGCCAGGGGCTATAAGGATGGCCTGGGTGATGCCGAACATATCGGCATTGTAACTCATGTCAAGCAGGGGGCTATTCACAGCAGCGCAACCAGGGAATGTGTAGCTGAAAGCAAATTCGCAGACAAGACGATTCGGAACGGAGGGTGGAACAGGATAGGCCTGTCCCACCTTTTCGATTATGGATCCAAAATCAATGCTCTCCTGTCTGGAGCAAAAGATGAGGTGATCATTTCAATGGAGTATGCAACGGTATACGCAGAAAATGGAAGTCCGGTGAAACTTCGCCCGACAAAATCCACGGATCGCCCCTGGCTGGCGCAGATCCCATGCGGGACCCAGCTGCTGATCATAGAAAAAGACGGCACCTGGGCGCGGACGTCATATGATGGCCATGAAGGATATATCATGCAGAGCTTCCTGGTGTTTGACGGCAGCGATTCCGGAGGACAGGGCAGCAATGTCCAGATCACGATGGAACGCACGACGGCGGAGGCGCTTTTCAGTGCACTCCAGCGCACACTTTTTGGAGGTGTCTGAGATGGGCTTTATAGATTTCATGCGGAACAATTGGCAGTGGATGCTCAGTTTTGTGACGGTCACGGGCGGCCTGATGACCTATGTGATCATCCAGATCCGCGCGGTGAAAAGAGGCCTGCAGGCACTCCTGCGGGCCCAAATGATCGACGATTATAACAAGTACTCAGAAAAGGGATGGGCCCCCATTTACGCCCGACAGAATTTTGAAAACTGCTGGGTTAATTATGAGGCACTCTACAAAAACGGAGTCATGAAAGACATACATGACAAATTCATGGCATTGCCAACGAGGGAGGTATAATTATGAGAGATTGGAAACTTTGGTGGAAGGCTGCCGGCGTGCGTGCAATCAAGACAGTGGCTCAGACGGCTGTCGCGACGATCGGAACTAGTGCGGTCCTCAGTGAGGTTAACTGGCTGATGGTTGGATCCAGTGCTTTGCTGGCGGGGATCCTGAGCCTGCTGACCAGCGTGGCCGGACTGCCGGAAGTCGAAGAATAAGAAAAAGGTCGCCATTTCGGCGGCCTCTTTTTTTTATTCCATCTTTTCAATCAGATTCCGGAGCAGCTCCGACTTGCTGATGCCCAGTGCGGTGGCTTTATCGCCCAGCTTCCGGTCCAGTGCGGCAGGTGCCTTAAATGTCAGCAGCACGTCCTCGGATTCCTCATCGACGGTACCGAAGATCTTCTCATACTCGTCACCATCCAGATGCTCTTCAGCCCATTTCTGAGCGGCCTGTACGGTCAACGGAACGATCTCCTCACCGTGTCCCCACATGTTGCTTTCGTACTGTCTCGCGTACCGAGTACGGGCTTCACCTTCGCCATGAAGGAAAAACTCACCAGTGCGTTTGCGGTAAAGGGTTTCCTCCATGTGGTTGAAGGACCGGACGTCCTGAATGTTCTCCCAACTGGCCAGTCTCTGAGCTTTCTCGGTGTCGTAGAGTTTCCCATTGATAACTTTCTTCATTGTTATGCTTCCTCCTGTTCGTTTTCGTCCATCTCTTCGATAATGGCCTTCACGGCCTTTTCGAGCAGATAGCTGTCGCTATGAACTTCGCCAGTCTTGACATCGATGTAGGTTTTGGCGGCCTTCATGCGACGGCCTTCGGAGTTGCTGATGCTGTTGCCCTGGAATACGGCGTTGCTGATATTCCCGGTCTTGTAGTAGTCACAGTGCAGGCCCAATGCGGATGCATTGATGTAAAGGCGGTCATAGTTTCCTTTGGTCCAGCGATTGAATCCTTTCTCCTCGAGTGCAGCGATCCTTTTTTCAGTCAGTGTCATTGTCTTATCCTCCATCCCTTTGTTGTGTACCTCATCGGTACGTCTAGGATTGTAGCATAGAGTTTATATAAAGTCAATAGGCAAAAGACGAATTTATATAAAATATTTGTTTGCCTAACACGCAACGTCTACAGATGCTGATTGTTAGCGCAACTCAACGACATTGTAATCCTTATCGACCGTGATCGAGTGCAGCACCTTAAGCCAGAATGCACGTTTTTCCTGCTTCTCCAGCCTATCGTAGACAGCCTGCACGTCTCCTCGGAGAAATTCCCGGACGCGCTCAGAAACTGGCTCAGACGGGCGGCCGGGTGCTTCTCTGGCTGTCTCAAGTTGCTCCGTCAGAGCGGCCAGTTTGCTCTTGTAGGTGTCCCGATCAATCAGGCCGTCGGTGTATGTCTCCGCCAACCGTTTCATTTTTCGTTCGATTTCTGATGCAGTCTGGACGTGTTTCTCGACGGTCTGGGAAGGTTTCACACTGTCCACGACTATTTCTCCGGGCTGGAAAAGAACGGCCGTTATGGCGCGTTCTATGCGATCCTCGCGGAGGTGCGCCATCCACTTGCAGGTAAAATCCTTTTTGGCGCGTCGGCAATAGTAGTATAGCCAGGTATTTCGGCAGCTCTGCATGGTCAACTTGCCGCCGCACTCAGGGCACCGGATCAGGCCGGAAAACAGATAGATCCGCTCGGTCCGGCGCGGTGACCGGGTATTATGCAGTGCCATGAGGCTCTGATGCTGTTCCATGGTGATGTATGCCGGACATGTGCCGGGGATCCCGTTCATGATGCCGGCATAGACGGGTTTGTATATCATCCGCTGATACGATGCGCGAGACAAAAATTGCGGATATTTTGATTTGATCTCGGCGTAAATGCCATTTGCATGGGCACCGGCCAGCACTCTGGCAAAAACATCACGCACAATCTGCTCCGTGGCCGGATCGATGACCAGGTGATTGTCCTGGACAAGGTATCCGTACGGAGCTGCCTGCTGGCCGCTGCAGAATTTTCCCTGGGCGCGTTTATAATCGAAAACCGTCTTGATGCGCTCGCTGGTCCGCTCTCGTTCCTGCTGTGCCACTGACAGCATGATATTGACCTTAAACCGACCTGAGGCAGTCAGCGTTTCGTAATCTTCGTCGATGGCTTGCCATGCACAGTGGGATCCATCCAAAATCTCCTGGGCTTTATAGTAGTTCTTCAGAGATCTGAACCACCTGTCCAGCTTTGTAAAGATGACGAGATCGACGAGGCCGGCTTGGATATCCTGCAGCAACCGCCACATGGCTGGCCTTTTGTCGATCGGTTTGCCACCGCTGACACCTGCGTCGGTATAGTGGCCGATCATCACATGGCCATGATCGCGGATCCAGCTCTCCAGCGCGACGGTCTGAGCGTCGATGGATAATCCTTTGGTCTGTTCCTCAGTCGAGACTCTTTCATAACAGGCGACTCTTATGGTATAATTCATAGTGTCTTAACTCCCTTTGTCACCCTGGCCGGCAGCTCCCTACTGCTGGTCGGGGCTTTTTTGTGTCTGTAATGTTGCTACAATGTTGCAACTTAGTCGCAAGTTTGTAGCAAGTTTGTGGCAAGTTTGTACCGGTATCAAAAATCGTAATCTTTGTATGGATCGAAAGGAAGCAATCTGTGCAGCCTCAAACCGGTGCCATCCTTCATTGTGATGAACAGTTCGTCATCCTCAAAGTAACAGGTATTGTCTCCAAGGCCTATCATGCTATAAGAATATTCGTCGCCTGTCTTGCTCCATTTGCCAATGGGATTGTGATGCTGATCACTGTCTGTTGCGCCGCGTATAGCGCTTTCAGTGATCATGATGCGCCCATCAGCCTGGAACGTGTAAATGTCAATTATGATATTGTACTCAGAGAAAAGATTCTCCATTTCAGGTATTTCTGTTCTGTCATAGTAAATGTACCAGCTGCCGAGAATGGGATCCTTTTCTTCGGCCAGGGCGATCACTGGCAGCATGGCCAGGATCAGAAGGAAGATGAGAAACTTTCTCATTGAAACAACCTCCTCAATTATTTGTACATCCGGAGGAATCCCACCGGAATGCCAAGGACCTGAATTTTATGTTCCTGGAATGAGTATACCATCGGACCGTATGCGGAATTATTGCTGGTCAACATGACGCTGTCCGGGTGCCTGTAGACGTGCTTGAGGGTCGCCTCATCATCAATGGCAATGGCGCAGACTGCTCCATCATGCGGCAGATCCGGCATGCTCTTCAAAAAGACCAGGTCATCATTAAGATATTCAGGCTCCATGCTGTCACCTTTTACTCTGAGGGCAAAATCAGCATCGAGCGGACCATCAACCACCACATCCGGGAATTCTTCATCATAGATCGGCTCCCCCGCTCCCATCGATCCCCCCACACGGATTCGGTGCCGACGGAGCTGGGAGATGGGGATTAAGCCCTGAGGCAATGTGGGCTTGTTTTCTCCGGTGATACTCGACAAAGGAACATTAAATGTATCGGCAAGGGCTTCCATTGTTTCAATATCAGGTTCCCGTCGTGCGGTTTCGTACATGGCTATCGTGGACGACGACACACCGAGAGCCTTTGCGAGATCACGCTGTGTCATGTTACGGCTCATCCGCATTGTTTTGATACTTTCGGCAATTTCTTTGAGTCCCATCATATTCACCTTCCTTTTTGACTTCATTGTATCACGTTCCGTAATAGTCAGCAAGAAAAAACATCACAAAATGTGAAAAAACCGCTTGACAGTGTTCACGATGCGTGATATTATGCCTCACGTAACGTGAACACAGGGAGGTGAAATAATGGATCGTAAGGAAATCGGGAACCAGCTGAAGCGACTTCGGGAGAATCTGGGCTATTCGGTTTCATTCGTCGCTGACCAGTGCGGCATCAGTCAGTCTGCACTGTCAATGTATGAATCCGGCGAGAGACTCCCACGAGACGAGGTAAAAATCTGCTTGGCACGTTTTTACAACGTCTCGGTATCTTCTATTTTTTTTCCCAATGAAACTCACGAATCGTGAGCAAACCGTGAGAAGGGAGTAAGACATGCCAAATTACATGGTTTTGATCAAAGACTCAAACGGCCTCGGCACGGAGTTCTTTGATGACTGGGACGAGGCCGACTCGTTTCTGTATGACATCGACACGGCAGCCGTCGTCGAGATTTACGAGCGAGTCTATGACG